CAATGGGAATGACATCAGTACCAATCAGGCTCGTGTAAGCCGTCAGGTCGGTGATTTTGATGTTTGCCATCGTTGTCGCTCCAATACAGAGATTTTAGGCGCTGGTCAGGTTTTAATACAAGCAAGCAGTGCCACGTTGCGGGGACGGGTCTCAGCGTCACCACCGCCATTGATTGTGACGCTGTGACTGTGGCTGCCCGCTTGGTTTGTTGTGGCATTTCGGCTGCCAGTGTCAGCCCCGCCACCACCTTGACCGCCGCCAGTTCCTTGGTTGGTGGCGTACGAGTGATCGTGGTTGCCAGCTGTATTGGTCGAACCAGTGAACGCCGTATCCGGTAGTGCAGTTGCATCTGCCTGAGACGATCCAAGCGTGCGGCTGGTATCAACGCCGCGACCATCGTCTAAACCACGGACAAATTCGCCACGGAGGTCAGGAAGGTTAAACGTGGTAGATCCATCACCGCCGCCGTAGGTCGTTCCGATGGCACTGAACAACGTGGCATAAGTTGTCCGGCTGACTGCATCGCCGTTTGCCTTGAGGTAGCCGGTCGGTGCAGTAGAGCGGGCGGTGTAAATCACCGTGCCAGCAGGCGTTAGGTCCGTTGCTGATGGGATGCCTGCAATCTCGTCGTCAACGTATTTCTTGGTTGCCGCCTGCAGATCTGCTGTCGGTGCAGCATCTAAGGTCAGGGTTCCAGTCAGCGTGCCACCAGCCAACGGCAGGTAAGTAGTAGACGCTGCCGTGATCTGCAAATAGCGAGCGTCACCAGCTGCCTGCGTAATACCAAGCGGATCAACGCGGACAAAGTTTGCCCCGTCGTACACCTTCAGCTCGTCAGGTGTTTGGCTGGTATCAAGCCACAACTGACCCAGAACAGGGCTAGCGGGTTCTGAACCACTTGGATTGGTAATGACCGCCGAGCTAGGCAGGAAGCTAACCAGTGAAAAACTGGCGCCGTTATAGATCTTCAGCTCAGGCGGGTTGTTTGACGTATCCACCCACAGCTGACCGTTAGCTGGTGATGTTGGTACGTCCGATCCTCGCGTGGTCCCAAACTGGACCATTGCCAAACCAAGGTTTTCGGCTGCAATCCGCTTGGTCTCAGTGGCGCTGATATCAACAAACGGCAGTAGGTCGTTTTCGACCAACGTGTCGGCTGAGGTCAGCTGGGATATACGACGGTCAGCCATCAGTAGCCAATCACTGTGATGTCAACCAAGCCGGTCACGCCGGAACCGCTGGCATCGAGACACTTAATCGTAACCGAGGTCGTGGTTTTGGCTGTAACGACAGCCGTGATCGCCGTTGACCCGCCAGTCTGAAGAGCAGTGATTTGCACGCTTTCCACGCTGCGGAATGTCTTATTCAGGCTGACCGCCGTGCCAGCGCTGCTAATCGCAACGTCATTCTGTTTTTCGATCACGTCGGGGTAATCAAGCTGAGCGGTCAGGGCAGTGATGTTGCCAGCGACAACACCATCAGGCGACTTAAACGTGGTTTCGACTCGGTACAAATCACCCAGCAACCTTTCGTATGGGGCGTAAGGGTGAACAATGCCGCCCTCTGCTAGCTCGGTGTCGTCGTAGAACCGTTGCTCACCCAAGATGCCAAATGCTGCGCCTCTGACCGCATACGTTCCAGTGGCAGTGCCGCTAAGCGTTATCGCAGTGCCGCCCTGGGTAGCCGCAACACGGAAAACGGTGGTAGTCAGATCAGTTGAAACGACGTGATAGGTCGTTCCAGTAGAAATCCCGGTAGGCAGACTGCCTGCAACTTCAACGAACTCAAGCGTGTCGTTGACCTCAAGCAGGTGAGGAATCGTCGAACCACCCCGCTGTAGCTCAAAGCTGCTGCTAGCTACGTCGATCACTACCGGCGTGTCCTCCTGCAACAGCTTGTCATCGTCGTTTGTGCCGTCAGCTTCCTGCACCAGCACGGTGTCTTCGCCAGTTAGGGCAACCAGTTTGTGCTGGTACGTTGCCGTCGCGGTGGTGCTAAACAGCAGGTTGCTTTCAGCCTCGTTGTTGTCGAAGTTCCAGGTAAAGATGCTGTCTCGACCTGCATCGGTCTGCACCAGATCACCGTTGCCATCGACTTCGCAGTTGATGTAGTTGCCTTCCCAGCTGCCAGCGCCTTGAGTCCTGGCGTTGATCGTTGCGACTGCGTTGCTAATCGGTGGCGCACCAATGTTGACCAGAACAAAGGCAGGAAGGTCAGAACGCCAGTTGGTCGCATCAACCGACTTGACCATCACCACCCAGGTGTCAGAGTCAAACAGGCTGGTCTCGAACCATTGCTGGTTGGCGTTCAAGCCGCCAGATGCAAGCTCAAGTCCTGCGCCCCAGCTGGCAGACAAGTTCAAGCGAGTTGCAAGCGCTGCTGGACCAGACACGTTGTACGTCCCAGTAGCAGTGCCCGTCAGGTTGATTGGGTCGCCACCTGCAGTTGCAGCAAGCTTGAACTCAACACTGTTGAATCCTTCTGCCGCCACGAAATAAGTGGTGCCAGCTGTGATGCCGGTGGGCAGCGTTCCAGCACTAGCGGCAAAAACGATCTCTTCGCCAACAGTCAGCAGGTGCTGGTTGGTTTTAATGCCGATAACCGTTGAAGTTTTGACCGTAACGATGTCAGTGGCAACGTCAAACTCAATGATGTTTGTAGCCAGCTGGCCACGCTTAAAGCGGACCTCATAACCAACAATGTCGCTGACAACCTTCTGGTCCCAGCTGCCGTATTCACTCAGCGGTAGCTGCCAGCTGAAACGCTTGCCTGCACGGTTTGCACTTTCAACGACGCTGAAGTTATTAGGCGTTGGCGGTGCAATCTCAGCACGCTCCACAACGTCGTAGATGTAGTCGTCAGGCTCTTCGCCAAACACTGCGCTGGTGAAGCTGATCCGAACGTCGTAGGTGTCCGGTGCGTGGAACGCAATCGTGTAGTAGCCCGTGAGCGGAATGTCGGCCAGGAAGTAGTAGCCGTCGTTTCCGGGGGTCTTGACGCCGGGGATCTCACCGCCTTTCAGGTTGCGTGGTTTTGCCCAGCACCTGAAACCAGTAATCCGAGGCAGGATCGGACACGTTCCAGGGTCAACAATGATCAGCTGGGTGCCATCAGGCTGGTTGGCGTGGGTGACCGTGGCGCCAAACGCAGCATCGCTCAGATCTGGAATTGCATCAAAGTCTGAAACGTCAACGGTTGAGTAATCGCTCTGGCGGCTAAGGCGATCAAAGGTTGCAACGCGGAATTGATATTCGGTGCCGTAGACATGATCAGGCAGGCTGACCGCTGCATTGGTAACTGAGGTCAACTCAATGTCATTCCACTGAGCAGCAGTCGCATCACGCCACTGATACCGATACCCACGCACCAGCAGATCGTCGGAACCGTTGCGCTGCGGTGAACGCCAATCAGCGTTGATCTGCGTGCGACCGTTGTTGTAAATCAGTTTTGCAGTCAGGCTCTCAACTGCTTGTGGTGCCTCAAGCGTGAAACGATCCTTGGGAATCGCAATCGGCAGGTCGTTATCGACGTAATCAAACTTGCTTGCGTTGTATTGAATTGCCTCAACTTGGAAGATAAGCGGTTCGACTTCAGTGATCGCCACAATCTTGTAGAGGGCAGCCTGCATGTCAGACCACTCCAGAACCCACAAGGCGTTGACTTGGCTATCAACGTTGCCGTCAACAACAGCAGTGGTCGTTCCAAGCGAATCAACGATGGTGACGCCTTCGAGCACGTCGCCGTCTTGGGTGACCAGTACATCAAGTCCGTTCTGTACTGCCAGGTCGCGCAGCTCAGGATTTCCCCGGTCTTGTGATGAGCTGATCAGGTTGTGAACGCTCAGCTTGGGGCGCTTAGTGATCGTGCTGTCAGGGTTGGTGACGGTCTCCCCGTCAGGCACCACCAGCGTCAGCGTGTAATCAATCGCGTCGTTAAGGCTCAACACGGCGTCGAGCGTGATGTTGTTTCCGCTGATCTCTTTAATGCGACCGCCCAGACGCTGACCCTGCTTCATTGGGTCGGCAATTTGGATGATCTCGCCAACACCAGCCGCTAAGCCCTCCGCCCCAATGCGGAAGCTGACTTTTTCTGTCAGATAACGGTTGGAGAACAGCGTGTGTTTTGCTGCCCGCAGTGCCTGACCGCGTGAGGTAACACCAAGCAGGCGCAGGTCAATCGGGTTGTAACCGAAGGTCTCTAGCAGCGCGTCGTCTTGCTGGTACTCAGTGACGCTGGAATACGCCTGATTTGGGTCGTCCCAGTTAGCCAGAACAACAGACTTGCGGGCACCTCGTGCCGTGCCGCTGTAGGTAAAGCAAGGTGAGGTGACTTGACCGGAATCGTCAACCTCTTGGATAACGTTGGCTTCGCTGAACTGCTGAACCGGAACCTGTTCGCGGTCTTGGGTCAGGAATAGTTGCCCTTGGCTGTAGTAGATCAAGCCCCGAAAACACGAGGCAAGACCATTCAGCACTTCATAGACGCTGCCTGCATTTTGCAGGAACACATTGCAAGTAAAGCGCGGCTCAGTTCCACCATTGCCGTTAGGAACTAACTCATCGCAATACTGGCTAACGGTGTAAAGATACCAAGGATCAATTGAAATATTTGGCACATAACGAGCGACCCCAAATCTGTCATTAACAACGATGTCCCTGAAGATCCAAGCAGGATTATCAGTCCAAGCAGTTGTAAACGTACCGTCCCAAATTCCTGTGTAGATCCGGGTTGTTGGGTCGTAGTTGGTTGGAATCTGAACGCGCTTGCCGCGCAGCTTGACCGAAACGTTTGGAATGCTGTTGAACTGACGGGCGTCAACTTTTAGCGCCAACAAAGCAGTGTTTGGATAGGCAAATTTTTCATCAATTATTTCAACTAGGCTTTGCCAAGTAATGCTGTTTTGCAAATAGGCGGTGCTGCTGTCAGCAGTTAAACGACTAACGCGGATTGTCCACGGTCCAGTGCCATCCAAATCAAACTCATACGCCCGCTGGAATTGGCTGCTTGATTTGCCGCTAACAGTGGGTTCAGCAACTGTGCTGTAAGGACCGCCATTAGCTGAAACTTCAATCCGATAGCTGACACTTGTCCCGGTGATATCACCGTTGTCACGGTTGCTTGCCTGCAACGCTGGGTGGTTAATGATGACCCGTGCGCGTTCAGTGTCAGTATCAGTAATCGTCCGGGTGATTGCCCCAGTGGCAACCGTGACTGCAGTGTTGACTGCAACTACATTTTCTGTCGCACTAAATCCATTGATTGGTGTTTGGGTTTCGTCTGTTCCAGTGCGTGAATCAATGGTGTAGCCATTGAAGTTATAAGTGCCATCCGGGTTCTGGATCGGTGTTGAATCTAGGTAGGTGTCCTTAGTAATGCTGTTAGGAAAACCCTCGATCTCGCCTTCGCCCAGCGCATAAACCGTCTTGGCAAATGCAACTGAAAACAGGTTGTTGGCAGCCTCAACAGGTTGCCGTGCAGTTGGCGTGACAGTGACGTTCTGTTGAACGGTTTGCTGTACAACTGTTTGGCCGCCACCACCGCCACCACCAGCGCCACTGACTTCTGGCAGATCTTGTAAGTCTTCCATCAGAGGCTGTTCTGCAGTTCTAGACCGAAGCTCAACACGGGCAACGATCCGATGATGCGCTCACCGTAGAGCACTGGAACGACTTCGCCCTGCTGGGTATTGGCGTTGGATTTGTCAAAAGTAAAAGAGTTCTTTTGCTCCTCACGGTTTCGCCCACTAGTTGCGCTAGTTCCA